GAGAATTTCATTAATCTCTATCAGCAATAAATTCGTATATTTGCACTACATCATAGGAACTACGTAGGGGTTGATGCCGTCCTATTCAACAGGCTGACACTAACAATTTAATCTCTACTACTATGGCTTGTGTAAGCTACTGCGATTCCTCGCTACTCGATCACAACTTAGTAAACTGCAACGAATACAAGCTCGGCGGCGTTTCTGCTATCTTGGTTGGCGCATGCGGTACTGAATTGGTAAACCCTTCAGATGAGGTTGAGGTTCAGGCGTTAATTGATGCCGGAACTGCGAAGCTCATTGAGGACATCCGATTCGCGTTACCAGCTGGCTCACCAGTGACGGTTGACAGCCCGATTGGCTGCGGTACTCCAATTCGTATTAACGAAGACCGTACTGCAACCCTTTACGATGCAAATGTTACCGATGAGAATAATACATTCTGGAATGATGTAAACAACCGCCGCATCGCGTGGGTACTTGCCTATATGTGCGACAGCGGAAAGGTTATCTACATTAACCCTCCGGTTGGTATTACTACATCGGCGAACTTCATCTTGCCTGAGCAGAATAACGAATTGCAGCGTTACGAAGTAACATTCAGCTGGCGCGACAAGAATATCCCAGCACAATACGATGCGCCTCCGGGCATCTTTGGATAATGGATATTCAACCAACAAAGACAAGCGGCAAGCCTACCTCGACAGGGGTGGTGCTTGTTGCTTTTGGCAAGCCGCAATATTATTGGGCCGCTTACAACCTTGCCTATTCAATTAAGCGATTTAATAAGGATTTGCAGATTGCATTGATAAGCGAGAGCAAGGATAGGGCATTGTACTATTGCAATGACCTGACAAATCAAATCGATGTATATGTTGACTTGCCCGAGCAGCACATCTACACGAATAAGAAATTAGACCCGGGCAAGGCGAAGGTCTTGCTCTACGATTACCTTCCATTCGAGAACAATCTTTATCTCGATGTCGATGCTGTATGCCTGAAGGACTTGCAGCCGTTAATCGACCAGCTAATCGAGAACGATGCTGAATATGCGACCCGCGTAGTGGGTGAGCACACAATCGAGAAAGGTCGCGACTTCAAAGAGATGCAATGGGCGTGGGCTGACCAGCTATGGCAGCACTTCGGATTGACGAAAGCCGATAAGATTTACGCTATCAATAGCAGCATCCAGTTCATTCAGAAGTGCGCAAATGCAGAAGCGATTTACCGCACCGCTGCCGACCTTTATCTGAACAACCCAATGCCGATTAGCAAGCTGCGCATGAAGTGGGGCGGTGGCCAACCAGATGAGCTTTACTTCAATGTATCATTTGGTAAAAACAACTTCAAGCCATACGAGATTGATGTAGTATGCTTTCAGATGAGCCGCGAGTTTACATACTCGCAAATCGAGGAACGCTTCTACTTAATGAGCTACTATGGTGGCAAGGGATTCACTCCGAGCTTTTATATCGATTGGCTCGACCGAAAGCTAAAGGCATGGATGGCAGAGGACGGCATCCAGCATAAATATTTTATTCATCGCATAACAGACTATAAACATGCAGACCCAAAGCGATAAGCCAAAGAAAGGCAGACCAAAGAAGATTGTGACTACCGAAACATTCAAAGAGGTAGCCCGACACGATTGGAACAGCGAGCCCGATGTGTGCGAGTTTATTGGAGCGTTAATTAAAATGCACCAAGTAAAGACAGCACTTGAGATTGGAGTATTCGAGGGCGAGACATCCATTAAGATGATTGAAGCCTTACCAGTTGGCGGTTATTATGCTGGGCTTGATATTAACGATTATCGCAAGCATAAGCTTGATGGCAATGGCGTTGCTGTTGACTTCAAGCTCGGTGAATCCATAACCTTGCTCAAAGGCTTTCCGGCAAATCACTTCGACTTTATCTTTGTCGATGGAGACCATAGCTGGGCGAATATATTACCCGAGTTCAAAGAGGTTGAGCGTGTGCTCGCCGCAGGTGGCATACTTGCCTATCACGATACTATTCACATTCCTGATGTGAGGAAGCTGATGGAATACGCAGCTCATTATAAGTATAACATAGTTACGCTCAACACTTCTGAGGGGCGTGGCTTATCAATTCTGAAACGATGAAAGCACTAACCTTCTGCCGCTCTAAGTCATGCGGCTCGCACATCATAAACCAACCAACGACAAAAGCAGTTGCATAATGGCACTAACTACTGAGGACATTGATAAGATTGTAAGTAAGTTCGCAATGCTGCACAAGGGTTGGGAAGCTGCAGCAATGAAGACACCTATCAATCCAATCACTAAGCAGCGCACAGGCGTGAGTCAATATCCTGAGTATTGGTCGGGGTATAACTATGCCGCTAAGATGTATGACAGCATCTTGCCGCACACTCGGCCTGACATTTACCCGGCGCACTTGTTAAGCGTTCGAGCTCCGAACCAAACCGATGCACAGGCTGAATACATCAAAGCAAACTACAAGCCTACAACGCTGTCGGTGTTTGAGGACTTCAAAGCTACGATAAGCCGAGCGTTCGCGGACCAGAACTGGAGCATCAGATATAACCCCGAAGTTGAGCCAATATTTGGCGAAGACACCTTCCAGCGATACGTGAACCAAGAGATTGAGCGGTTCGGTTCTTTGGAAGCATTCGTTAAGACAATGCTCCCAACGCTGAAGCTAATCGACCCGAATGGCATCATTGCAATCGAGCCCGATTACATTGACACCTATGAGAATGAGCAAGGCGAAGAAGTTGTAAGTAACGAGCTCATTAAGCCGATGCCTGAATACTACTCATGCAAGAGCATTGTCGGGCAGAAGTACGGCGAATACTACATGGTTATTTGCGATGAACGCTCAGAAGTAAAGGCTGGCAGCAAGACCGAGAAGAGCGGCATCGTGCTGGAGATTTACGACACGATGAACATCTGGAAGGTGTATCAGGTCGGTAAGAAATCGGACTATACATTCAGCGAGCCTGTGCTTTACTATTCGCACAATCTCGGATATGTGCCATGCCAAAAGCTACAAGGGATGCCGCAGCTTATCGGTGGGGAGATTAACTTCCAATCGCCCTTCATCACAGCCGTGCCATTGCTCGATCAGGTTATCCTCGATGAAAGCTACTTGCAAATCAGCAAAGCGACAAGTGCGTTCCCTTTCATGGTTGCGCTGGGAGAGATTTGCGAGTTTACTGACCGCGAAGGTAACAAATGTCAAGACGGTCAAATCTTCGACCCAATCAATGGCGGGTATCGCACTTGCTCGAGCTGTAATGGCTCGGGCGTGAAGAGCCGATTCAGCCCGACAGGGATGCTACTTATTAAACCTAAGACCGCATTAAGCGAAGGGGACAGCGCATTGAGTGGCGAATACTTGAAGTTCGTTAGCCCACCGATGGACACGCTTAACTTCCTTCGCATCGAGATTGAGCAACAAATGGCAAAGGCTCGCAGGATATTGCATTTGCCTTCATCAGACGAAACCGGAACCATCGGAGAAGCATCGACAGCCACAGGCTCATTGAATAAGCTACGTGCGCTCTATGCGTTTATTAAGCCTATATCAGACCAGCTATTCAACCTTTACGAGTTCTGCTTGGTAACGATGGGGCGCATGCGTTATGGTGACTTCTTTGGCGGTGTCAATCTTGTGTACCCGACATCATTCGACATCAGCACCCCGAGCGATTACTTGGCTGTTATCAGCGAAGGTGTGAAGGCCGGTGTTCCTCCATCGATTACGTTCTCGAATGTGTACAATTACATCAAAGCAATTCACTACACAGACGAAGAGACAAGTGCGGTATATGACTTAATCCTCAACGCTGATGAATTGCTACTAATGAACAGCGCAGACATTGCTCTTCGCGTTGCCAATGGCACGATTGAGAAATATCAGGATGTAATTCACCACAGCGCACCACAGCTTATCATGGAGCTTATTCGCAATCACATCCCTACCGAGGATGCACAGCGATTCATCGACCTACCAATGAGCGAACAGATTGCAGCACTTAACCGCTTGGCATCGGATAAGATTGCCGTGCAGCTCGACCCGATTCAACAGGCGCAACAGGAACTATTGAATGGCCTCGTTTGATTCGCTCGTAAACCAAAAGATTAAGCTATTCGAGTCGGTCCCGGATAAGCTGGCAACAGCAGCGGTAAAGACTCAAGCCGAGATATGGCGCAAGATTCGTCCAATACTCGATGACATGGATGTTAGCGCAGCGGGTAACATCGAGCAGACCGAAGGCAACATCAGGCGCATCAGCCTCATTGCTGATGAGCTCAAGAAGGTCTTGGCTGGTAGTGAATACAAGGAGGCCGTTCGCTCGTTCCTCGGTTCAATCGATGAAGGGGTGCAGCTCACTAACGAGATTGCACGGACATTCGAGAGCGCATTCGAGCCAACCGAAGTGCAGAAACAACTGCTTCAAATATCCAAGCAGAATGCAATCAATACATTCTACGGCAGCGGCTTGGATGCTCGATTCACTCAACCATTCCTTGAGCAGTTAACAACCAACATCGCAGCGCGAGCACCGCTGCGCGAAGCGGTGAATGCTCTTGAGGCAACCGTTACCGGAACGGACACCAGCGATGGGCGATTGCTGGCTAACATTAAGACAACAGCCACCACAGCGCAAGCCGTTGCAGACCGTAGCTATTCAGCCGCTGTTAATGATGAACTCGGCATTGAATGGTACGAATACCTTGGCGGCGAAATATCCACAACCCGCCCATTCTGCGAGCATCGCGAGGGCAAGATATTCCACAAGAAAGAGATTGAGGCTTGGGGCGATGGTAAGAATAGCGGAGGCATTAAAGACATTCAAGACGGCACATGGGCGGGGCGCATTGATGGCACGGATAGTAAGTCGATATTTACGCTTGTAGGGGGGTGGAATTGCCGACACTATCTCGTGCCTGTGCCTGAACGTAAAGTGCCCGACACCGTTAAGGCTCGCGCAAGGGCTGAGGGGTATATTGATTAATTCAAAATTTATTTACCTTTGCTAAATGAGACACCTAATTTTAAGCGATGGCCGAATAATCAAAGCCTCTGATTTGGTGGCCGATTACCTTCTAACAAAGAAGGGCGCAAAGGAATTAACATTGCAACCAATTAACACCCCTATACTATATGCCGATCAAACCGGAGGAAGCACTGGAGATAGTGAACTTCCTAAACCTAAACGAAGCCGAGAGCCTCGAGGAAGCAAAAGAGAAATTTCAGGAGAACTGGGTAAACAGCAAGGAGCTAAACGAAAAGCTCGGAAAAATTAATGGCACTATCGCTCACGTTGCTAAACGAGCATTTGAGCCATTCGGAGTTACGCTTACTGAAGAAGATTTCAAGGACAAGAAGGCGCAAGATGTATTACGCATGGCATCCGAACGTGCTCGCGAGGCTTATGAAAAGCAGCAAGAAGAGTGGCAGCAACGAGCCGATAAATCGGGCAGCGAAGAGCTGGTAAAGGAATGGGAGAAAAAGCACAAATCACTTGAGCGCAAACTGACCGAGATTGACACGGCACGCCAAGAAGCAATCAATCAGTTCGAGCAGTTCAAGCAGAAGATGGCCGAAGAGCAGAAGCTCACAAAGATTAACCACACATTTGAGAAGGAGCTTTCAGCAATAAAGCTCGACCCATCTGTGAATGAGTTCACCATCAAAGGCTTTAAGGCTACCATCGGCGAGAAGTACGCAATCGATTTAGAGGACGATGGCAATATATTCGTGAAAGATAAGAAGAGCGGCGAGCGGCTCAAAAGCAAAGAGAAGGCAGGCTCATTTCTGAATCTATCCGATGTGCTGTTGCAAGAGGCAACCGCAGCGGGCATCATTCAAAAGAACCCATCGGCTGGGCAGCGTGTGCCAAGACCGGGGCAGGCTATCATTCCACCGCTCGAAAGTCAAGCAGATAAACGCATCAAAGGTGTTAACCCAAGATTCTTTACCAAATGACCGTTAAGCAAGCATATAAGATATTGAAGCACCATGCCGAATGGCGGCAAGGTAAGGAATCGGAAATGGTCACGCCAACCGACCTAACAAAAGCACTTGAGATAGTGCTTACTTATCTTGAGAATAAACTAATGAGGGAATTCAATGCCGCAATATGAGGGCTACAATGTCACGGCATCCGATCGCGCTGGTAAGAAATACAAGGCGGTAGATGATGACGGCAATGAGATTCACTTTGGTGCTGAAGGCTATCGGATTAAGCCCGGCACTGATGCAGGCAATTCTTACTGCGCTCGTAGTGCTGGCATCCCTTCGCCGAAAGGCTCGGCGAATTGGTGGGCTCGGCAGCTTTGGAGCTGCGAGGGGCGAAGGTCGGTAAGTGACAAACCTTTTTTTGGAAGAATCGATTTGCCGTAGTATATTGCGGCTCGTTCTTTATTCAGTCATACCAATAGTTTAGGCAAAAAATGAAAGAGCTTGCAGCAATGCAGGCTTTTTTTATTTATCTTTGCAGCACCTATGATGTAGTGCGCCGCAACTTATCGCGGCAAAGTAGGCGCAACTTCCAGCCTTTGTAATTGGAAGGTCTCTTTAATACTACATCAATCATGTCTATATCTCGTATTCTTTCAGAATGCCCGAATGTGCAGATGAGCCTTTCGGAGTTATTCATCGAAGTAGGGCAACGCGAGCAGCTTCCATTCTTGGAGTTTCTTCTTTCGCCTGAAAACACCAAACTAATCCGCACTGAGGTTGCTCCCGGTGGTGGGAAATTAAAAACCGTTCAAGCTCGTTGGATTCAGCGTTTGCCTGAGACCGAAGTTGAAACTGAAGGTGACATCCTTACTTGTACTTCAGACAACACTTACGGCGATTCAACAACCACGTACACGGTTGACACAACAGATACGTACATCGCATCTCAATTGATTAACGCTGCTGACATTGCTCGCCATTGTCAGGAAAACAGCCGTTACGTACTTGAGTCGGTAATGCGTTTGATGGATGTGCTCGATCGCAAGGTTGCTTCTGCTGCCGCTGTTCAAGCTGTTGCTGACATCGGAAAGTGGGGCACTGATGTTGAAGGCTTCTACACTGTAACTGGTGACTGCTTGGAGATTGCAACAATGAACGGCGCAACCGAGCCGAATCCATTCGCAATCGCTGACATTCAGCAAGCAACTCGCATGGCTAACTATCCGGGCGCACCTGTTGCATTCGGTGGTGCTGCAATGCAGCGTTACGCTAACGCTATGGCTGCTGGCTGTTGCTCGCAGTATGGCTTGGACTTGTTGGCAATCACACAGCAGAACGGCTTCGGCTTCGCTTACGATGCTCGTTTAGCCGCTGCGCAAGGTGACCAGACCTCAGCGTTGGTAACAACTGCCGGAGCAATCCAGTGGTTATCATTCAACCTTGCTGATTGGAACCAGGGCATCACTCCTGTTGCTGGTAGCAATTACTCAAAGACCTTGGTGTTCACACCGGCTGGAGTACCTTGCGACCTAACGATGAAGGATGACTGCGGCAACTTGTCAATTGTGTTAACCACAACTGGAAAGATTGTAACTCTTCCAACTGACATCTACGAGGCTGGCGATAAGTATTCAGGCGTTAACTACGTTAACTGCGTGAGCATCGTAAACCCGTAATCGGGTCGATAGGTTTACTCTCGCAAGCCGATGAAGACCTATTGACCCAAGATGGATTAGATAATCTAACCACTGAATGAGGGGTGTAACAACCCCTCTTTTTTTTTATCTTTGTAAAAACTAAAGCGATGTGCATTGAATCACTGCTTGGATTAAGAGACTGCGCTGGCGTTGAGCCATCGACAGGGCTCTACATCGATGACCTTGGGATTAATCAAACCTTCCTCGGTCAAATAATCACCGACCAATATCGCAACGGCGTTGAGCTGTTTGAGGATAAGCGAGCCTTTGCATGGCGCAAGCTGTCATCGGATGTGCTGACTAAACTCAGCCCAATGATGAAGAGCGATACGGTCATCGAGAGCCGTAGGATTGGGCAAGCTGTGAGCAACTATTCCAATGTGCAGACTGCCCTCGGTGCTGGCAACTATGGCGGCATCCGATTAAAGATTGACCCGAACACGATTTCCTACCTTAACTTTTACTTAGCCGATATTAACCTTGCCATTGCTTCGACCAATACGAACGTGCCTGTGTTAATCTTCGATATGACTACCGGAAAGCTGATTGAGACGATTACCTATTCAGAGGGTGCGCTCGATCAGTTCATCGGTAAGACATTTACCTCGGCACGGCGCAAGCTCGATATTGCAATCGTGTATGAATCGACAATGAACACGGTTAAGTTCACGCCAAAGAAGGGAAATTGCACCAGCTGTGGAGGGGGCGTTAAGGAATCGCATATCTGCCCATTCGTGGATGCGATAGGCATCGAGCTCACAACGAACGGAACGGATGTGCTGACCTCGCGAGCGAGTAAGTACACCACAGGCATGAGCGTAACGTATAACGTGAACTGCGACCGCCAAGGTTGGCTCTGCTCGATTGGTGGTACAATGGCCTTATCGTTAGCCTATGCAACGGCGGTTGAGATTTACAACTATGCCCTAACAACGAGCCCGAATCAGCGCGTGAACACTGCCGTTATTGTGAATCGTGGGTCAAATAAAGCCGAATTGCAAGAAGGCATAATGGCAGCACGCGACATCGCAGCATCGAGGTACAGCGAAGAGCTTGGAGCGATGCTTCAGAACATGCGACTGCCTGATGACACGCATTGCTGGGATTGCAAGCGAAACATGAAGTACGTAACTGCGTTACCATAACATGCCGACACCAGCCGAAATTCAGAAGAATCTTGACAGCTTGTATGAAGGCTGGCAGAGTCAATTCACTCCGCTGTATGGTGCAGTTCGAGAACTCAAGCGCATCATGTTCAAACGAATATTCGGCACTGGCTCGAGGGGTGGCACGAATACGGCTGGAGATAAATTGCCAACAAAGCCATATAGCACAACACCGATATATGTGAGTCCGCGAAGTTTGGCTAATGCTCCGAGTAGGTTTAAGGTAGGTAAGCGAGATGAGCCAATTAAGTCGCTGTACTTTCCAGATGGCTATGCGCAATTGAAGCAAGAAACATCGCGCAAATTACCGCTTGAATTAACTGGCAGATTGAAGGGTGGATTCTTATCTCAAGAAGTAATCACAGAAGGCTTAACCGCTGGCATTGGATTGCCGGAATCAGAAAAGGAGAAAGCACAAGGACTTCAATTCGGCAATGGTAAAAGATTCAAAGGCTATGGCGAAATATTCAAGCCAACGGCAGAGGAACAAGAAGAGATGCTGCAAGACCATGCACAGCAATTAGTTGAGCAAATCATTAACGCAATGAGCAAATGAATATACTTTCTACCATACTCGACAGGCTTAACCAACGCATTGAGGTCGGCAATATCTTCGATAAGATTTACGGCCTTAGCGAGCTTGTAGGCGAAGGCAATGATAAGGCATGGGCTTATTACATCGGCAACGGACAAGCGATTCCTGTAACCGATTATGATGCGAAGCAAGGCACTCTCTTTTGGGCGAAGCGCGGTAAGATTAACGTAACCAAAAACGATTCGCTCAGGCTTGCTGGTTGCCGCTCAATCTATGAGACACGCTTCAGCCTTACAGCCTATGCGATGGTGCGCAAAAGCCATCTTCCTTGCGATGCTGCCGATGCACAGGACTGGGTAGCATCCAGGGTGCTGCGACTGATTAGCGGCACTGACCCGCAATTCAAGACTGCGATTGGTGCGATTGCCTATGAGGTAGTGCCGAGCGGCTATCAGAATGAGATACGCTACCTTCCTGTAAATTATGAATGGGCTGCGGTTGCAATCGAGGTCGATGTGAACGTGAGCACATCGAGCGAGGACGGCTGCTATGACACTTGCGCAACTGGTGACATCCCATTGCCGGACTTCGAGCCTTGCGAGCCTTGCCTCACATCGGTAGCTGTAGATGGCGTTACCATCACAGGCAACGGCACACCAGCCGACCCGCTTGTCGCGATTGGTGGTGGCGGTGGAACACCGCTGCGCACACAGGACGAAGGGATTGATGTAAGCACTAACACAACAACGCTCAACTTCACAGGTTCAGGTGTAACGGCTTCGCTTACTTCGCCCGGCGTGGTTGAGGTGAACATTCCAAGCGGTGGTGGTGGCGGTGTAACATCAGTAACTGGGACAGCACCTATCGCATCGAGTGGCGGGGCAACGCCCGACATAAGCATCACTCAAGCAACAAGCAGCTCGGATGGGTATCTGAGCTCGGCTGATTGGAACACCTTTGATGGCAAGCAAGATGCACTCACGGCGGGAACAGGCATCGACTTAACTGGCAATGTTGTAACCAATACCGCACCCGATCAAGTGGTGAGCCTAACGGCTGGCACAGGCATAAGCACAAGCGGTATTTATCCGAGCTTCACAATCGATAACACAGCACCCGATCAGATTGTGGCAATTACGCAAGGCACTGGCATAATCGTAAGCGGCACGTATCCGAACTTCACAATTACCAACAGCCAAAGCGGTGCAGGCGGTGGGGCTTCGGTTAATTACTACCTCAACGGCTCGATTAATCAGGGCACGTTAGCAGGCAATACATACCGACAAATGAGCCGCAATGCAATACTTGGAGGCGGTACTGACTTTCAGTTAACAACTGGAAGTGGATTTCAAGTGATGCAGCGATTCATCACCGATGCTGGTGACCCTGCATTCTTGTCAATACCAGCCGGAGCTTGGGTATTCGATTTGTATTTCAGTGCTTCATCAGGCGGTGGAAGCCCTCAATTCTACGTTGAGCTGTTCAAATACGATGGTGTTACATTCACATCGATTGCCAACAATTCTGCGACACCTGAAGGCATCACAAACGGTACGGCAATTGACCTTTATCAGACATCGGTTGCAGTACCTAACACAGCGTTAGCGATAACAGACAGGCTTGCGATTGTGGTGTATGTAGATAGAAGCGGGCGAACCATTACGCTGCACACTGAGGACAATCACTTATGCGAGGTGCTAACCACATTCAGCACAGGCATAACGGCACTTAATGGATTGACCGACCAAGTGCAGACCTTTGCCATTGGTACGAGCGGCACTGACTTCGGCATCAGCTCGGCAACAGGTACGCATACATTCAACCTACCAACTGCCAGCGCAAGCAATAGAGGCGCATTAAGCTCGACCGATTGGAGCACCTTCAACGGCAAATTCAACACGCCAACAGGCACGACCTCGCAGTACATCAGAGGGGATGGTTCGCTTGCATCGCTGCCCTTTGAGCTTGTGGTGGCAGCATCGGATGAGACAACGGCACTAACGGCTGGCAATGCGAAGATAACATTCAGGATGCCGCGAGCTGTAACCCTTACAGCGGTTCGGGCATCGCTTACCACAGCGCAAACGAGCGGCAATATCTTCACCGTTGACATCAACGAGGCTGGCACAAGCATATTGAGCACAAAGATAACCATTGACAATACTGAAAAGACGAGCACAACAGCGGCAACGCCACCAGTGATAAGCGACACGGCACTGGCTGATGACGCAGAGATTACAATCGACATCGACCAGATTGGCGATGGCACGGCAAAAGGATTAAAAGTTGCACTAATCGGCACTTACGCATGAGTTTCATTGTTAACCCTTATGTTTATGTTTCTGGCTGCTCCGATGCAGATGCCAATGCTTTCTTAACGGCAACAGGCATCACAAACGCAACGATAAGCAGCGCAATATGCACGTTGGTAACGAGCCTAAAATCGCAAGGGATATGGAGCAAGCTCGATGCTATTTATCCATTTGTGGGAGGAACGGCTACAACGCATAAGTTCAACCTAAAAAATCCAGCCGATACAAATGCGGCATTCAGATTGTCCTTTGTCGGGGGGTGGACACACTCAGCTAATGGTGCGCAGCCGAATGGCACGAATGGATATGCAAATACATTTTACAATTTTAATACTCAAACAAATGTAAACAATGCTTGTTTTGGTGCTTATTTAAGAACTAATAGCACCACTGGCACTCAAGTTTATGGTTCATTTACAACGCCGGTAATTAGAGTATTCAATAATTTATCAAATGGTAATATTCAAATAGCATTTACTGGACAAATATTTTATACGCCAAGTCCGTCAACTGGTTTATTTTTCAGCCGAAGAACAAGTAGTACATTTAATGAATCATATCGTAATGGCATATCTTTAGGAACAACAACAGTGGCTACAACTATGTTGCCAGCATTTAATTTTTATTTTGGCGCATTAAATAATAATGGCAGTCCAGATTTATATACAAATCATCAAATTGCATTTGGTCTATTGGGAGGAACAGCTTCTATGAGCAACACAGATGCAGTTAATTTATACAATACAATTCAAACTTTTCAAACCACATTAGGTCGAAATGTGTAGGCTATATGATTAAACTTATGATAACAGTTTACCAACTCACACCCGAACAAGCCGAGCAGTTGCGAGGCGTTCAGTACGTAACCGATATGACGTTTAACCCTATTCAGGATGCGAATGGTAACTGGATAATAAGCCAAGAAGAGGTGAGCAACACAACGATTGACTGGGTTAAGCAATTGCCAAAGATTAAATATATTCCAAAAGAATCACTACCTTTGTTCTAATTAAAAGCACTTACTATGGCAGGCGTAAAAGTAACCGACCTCACAGCACTACCAACGGCAGACCCAGCCGATGTGATGTATATCGTTGACAGCAGCACGAACACCTCGAAACAGATTGAGGTACAGAACCTCTACGATGGGATGCCACAGTTTGAGAGCGGGGTGTTTACGCCAGTTGAGTCAAATGTTAGCAATGGCGCAACAATTACAATTGAAGCAGGCACTTATTCGAGGGTTGGTGATGTGGTAACTATGGCATTTCGAATGAATGTTCAAATGGATACTGCACAAAATAGTACAGATTTTAACATCTCAATGCCTGTTGCTTCAGATTTTTCAACGCGTTATCAAGCGAATGGCGTAATAAATGCAGATTCTGAGTATGAACAAGCCTTAATTGAATCGGATGCAACTAACAACTTAATCGAAATTATTATTTCATCTGTAACCGCTGGAAGCCCGATTCAAAACGTAGGTGTAATTTTACAATATCAAATCATCTAATGCGCAGCACCTCAATTCTCGGTCTTAATCTGATTAAGAAGTACGAGGGATTGAGGCTCTCAAGCTACCTATGCCCCGCCGGAGTGCCGACCATAGGCTACGGCTCGACACGCTACCCGAACGGCAAGAAGGTGATGCTCGGCGAAAAGTTGAGCGGCGAAAAGGAAGCAACACAATTGCTGCTCGCTACCCTTGAGCCATACGAACAAGCAGTCAATAAGCACCTACCGAATATCAATCAATGCCAATTCGATGCGCTTGTGAGCTTCGCCTATAACGTAGGCACTGGTGCTTTAATCAAATCTACGCTGTTGAAAAAGGCAAAGGTAAACAACGCCGACCCGAGCATCCTCGATGAGTTCCTTAAATGGAACAAGGCTGGGGGTAAGGCACTGCAAGGGCTTACCAACAGGCGCAGGGAAGAGGCTAATCTCTATTTCTCACTTTGTAATCTTTAAGCCACTATTGCCCAAACGCTGCAAGGCTTTGAGCGTATATTAAGGCATGGCACGAAGACCTACCAAACCAAGGCGAATACTCGATGTGATTGTTAAGCACTGGCGTAGCACAATCGGTTCGCTGATGATTTTGGTATCCATCTTCTTGCTAATCTTTAAAGTGATAACAGCCGAAACATTAACAGCCATCATTGCAGCACTAATAGCCGCAGGATATATCCCAAAAGCCAAAAGCGATGCAACAGATTCGTAGAGACACCATCAAGGTAGTGCGCCACAGCAAGCTCAACATCGATACCATGAGCTGGCATGCTCCCGAAGCCGATACCTCATTTCAGCAAGCCAACCGCGAAAGCTTTCAGGCAGTGATGGCGCAACCGCCAAAGCCGAAAGTGCTAACAGCATTCGACACGATTCAGCCGTGTGATGTATCTTTGTACCCAGCCGCCACGTATTACATCCCGAAAACTCACGCTGTAAGAAATGAGCCTGAAATGCCAACGCCTATGAATTACGATATACTTGCAAACGGCATCGTGCTTACCTTCACGATGTTGCTTACCATCAAATATGCGCTCGGATGCGTACCTGCATGGCGTGCTTTCTTGAGTGATTTACGTTCGGTTTAACGTATCTTTGCAGCATGGCATCGCTGCACATCCTTGAGTCAAGTATTGACCTCTTCTATGTGATCACCGACAGGGATGGCAACATTGTCGCAACGAATGAGCTGTTCAAAGAGTACTCCAGCCACATAAAGCCCGGCAATATACTCGACATCGCAGCGCAAGACAGCGACCGCGATGAGCTGCTTGCCGCAATTCGCAAGGCGCAAAGCAAATCACCTGAGCCGATTCGGGCATACGCAAAGACAAAGCAGAAGATAAGCTCCGAGCGGTACAACATGTGGAATGTTTATGCCATTGTCGATATGCTGCACTTCATCGGCATTCAATTGGTCGATGTTACTTCAATAAGCAGCCACGAATACGAACGGCAAAAGATGCTTTTGGAAGAGTTTCGCTTCACCTTATCGCACGAACTTCGTCAGCCATTGACATCGATCGGCGGCTTGGTGAAGATGATAAACGAGCATACGTGGGCAACCGATCAGGAACGCGATGGAGTTATGAAGATGCTCGAAGATAGTGTCGAAAAGCTCGACAATGTCATCAGGTTGTTAGTCAAGAAAGCAACGCGGCAATTATGAGTAACCTACCAGCGACCGATTGCGAATGCGATGAGCGACTTGTGAAGGTGCTGGCAATTTACATAGCCGAGAAATCAATGCCGATTAAGGTGGCTGGCGATATATTGCTCAACGAGCTGCGCGATAAGAGCACCTACCTCAAACGATTAAACGAACTTATACTATGCAGCAAAGCAACATCAGCACGTTAAGCCTATTTGCAATATGCCTGTTTCTTTTGCTGCTATTAATGCGCACTTGCGCGGCATTAGGCGAGGCCGAAAGCAATGCGATGTATCTCGATTCGCTGAATAATGAATACACGATTCGCATTGCGAGAGACAGCGCAAAGATGTACTCCCAAGGTGTGCAGCTCGCAGCGGCAGGCACCAAGCTCAGAGCCTTGGAATTGCGTGAGCCTGAAGTGGTGGTAAGGTACCAAACGCGGACCAAGGTGGTAACGCAATTCGAACTGGGTGAAACGGTGTATATCGATAGCTTTCCTCACCTTCGCCTTCCGCGTTACTTCCATCGGCCGGGTAAGTGGCTCGAGATAGGTGGGCAGATTAACCGCTTAGGGCGGCTTCAGTTGGATTCAATTATCATTCCGGTGTCTTATACCGTTGCAATCGGAGATACGCTGCGTAAAGGCTTCCTATCGCGTAAGCGCGATAAGGTTGTAAGGCTCGGCATCGATAACCCATACGTAAGCGTTACCGGAATGAGCAACATAATAGTGGCCGAACCACGCAAGAAGTGGTGGCAAACAAGCGCGGCAAAGGTTGGGTTCGGTGTAATCATAGGAGCTGCGATAATGCGAGCACAAAAATAAGCGCGTTGTAAATCAGCGATTTATAAATTAATTTGCTTTTTTCTTTGTTCGTGTATTGCAGGTTCAAATAATAGTTGTATGTTTGCAGTGTTAAACAATCACACACTTAAACATTCACACCATGAGAACAGTAACACTACAAATGATTGACGAACTAACAGGCGAAACAGTTAGCAGAACAATCGACGCAACCAACGCATACTCTAACGGAGAATATTGCTGGGAGCTTAAAGGCGAAAACGAGCAACGTAAAAATTTAAACGATTGGATTTTAGACCGTGGCAATCAACAGCACGAAACTATTTTAACCCTTGTTTCTTGGTCATTTAACTAACCCATCACGGGCGGCTAATAACCGCCCTTTCTTTTTAAACTTTTAAACACTTACACAATGAACACAATCACACAAACAGAAATCGAACAGCGAATAGATACGCTCACATCGCTTGTAAAGCACAATTGCAACCGCAACAATGAGCATACAAAGGTGCTCGATGCATTCCAGTCAGTATTGTTTTTTCGCGAACAATTGAACAAGGCAGTTAAGGAGGATGCAAGCTACATCGGTAGCGATGACTTTCATAAGACTTATGCAACTTTTGACTCCTTAAAACTTAAACTCATCGCAGCAATTTCAAATCTTTAAACACTTAAACCTTTATACACATGGACACAAGTACCACATTCCAAAACTACGAGCGCACAGAGTTCTACCATTACGATCACCTCAGCGGTGTTATGACCTTGCTCGTTTCACACGGATGCCAAAAGGGCATTCACACACGCTGCGATTCAGGCGCGGCAAACATGGCGCGTAAGTTCCACCGCGAGCAAGTCGAGGGTGTACCAGCCGAGCATCGATTATTCGAGCCACTATCTCGCGCTGATTATGTCGACAGGTTTACCAGCGTAATCGATGGCATTAACCGCGACCTTATCCAATCACTTGAATCTGACAATCTTTAATCTTTAACCCTTAAACACTTATAACATGGCTTTAACAGCACCAATCGGCGGACAATCGAACCGTCAAATCGCACCCGAAGGCAGCTACCCTGCACGCTGCTATCAAATCATTGACCTTGGAACCACCGAGCAGGGCGGTAACTATCCCGGCAAAAAGCGCAAAGTACAATTCCTGTTTGAACTACCTACCGAGCTGGCGGTATTCGATGAAGACAAAGGGAAGCAGCCGTACTACGTGCGCAGCATCTACACGCTTTCGATGAATGAGAAGGCATTGCTACGCCGCGACCTTTCAGCGTGGATGGGTAAAAAGATAACCGATGACCAAGCAAAGAAGCTCGATATCTTTACGCTGCTCGGCAAGACCTGCATGGTGAACATTGCGCACGTTACCAAAGGCGAGAACACCTACGCAAATATTATAAGCTTCGCGCCACTGATGAAGGGCTACGAATGCCCGGCACCAATTAACGAGGCATTCACCTACACGCCAACCGCGCACGATCAAGCTACCTTCGCCAAGCTGCCCGAGTTCATTCAAAATAAAATTAAAGAATCGGATGAATACATCGCAATGAGCCGCAATGAGCAGAAGTCAGCGTTCAATAAACCGCCGCAGAACTTTGAAGAGCTGCCCGACATTGATGATATATTCGGGCAAAAAGCAGCAAATGACCTACCTTGGGATTAACGCTGTTAAACAATTAAGGGGCGGTAAAGTGCCGCCCCTATCACTAAGCACTACGTGCCTAAAAATAAACAAACATGAACACACTGGCAAAGGTACAAATACCAATCGAAAAAATCTACTTGGCGATTAATTCGCCTAAAACATTAAACGCTCAATCGTTAATCGCAGCGAATAAAGGCATACTCATTAACAACGTGAGCGAATACAACGCAATGACGGCCTGCGTTAAGGAAGTAAGCGAAGCAGTTAAGGCAATCGAAGCAGCGCGTAAGGAAGTAACAACGCCGCTCGATGCTTTCAAAAAGGAATTGATGAAGCTCGAGAAAGATACCATCGCACCTCTCAATGAGTTTATCGAATCGGCGAAGCAGCGCATGGTCGATTACCATGAGAAGCTCGCAGTTGAACGCGCTGCGGCTGAAGCGCGGTTGAGAGAGGAAGCAGAGGCAGCAATGCGACAAGCGCAATCGATTAACGATATTATGGCTAACTTCACTGATAACCTATACACTGCAAGCGTTGAGACGAATCATACAAAGAACGTGCGCACCACGATTAAGGCGCGTACCAAAGGAGAGGTGGACTGGCTGAAGGTGCTATCTGTTCAATTCGCATTCGGCAATCTAACCGCTGAAGACCTATTGACCGGGCTTCCAAAAGCAATGAAGGAGATGGGCGTGGATAGCATCGAAGGGATTGAACTTTATGAATCTAAAACACAGGTAATCCGATGAGAATTAACGACAATTCATCCTACATTGAAGACAAGTTCGGCAACCGCATAATCGTGAACCGCAACAATCAGAGGCTAACCGTATCGATTCAATTAGCGAACAACGCATTAAACCCGAAGCCGAAATACATCGGAGACATCGACATGACCAGCCGCACGTTAATCGTTAAGCGCAGCCGCATAAATCACATACTCATTAACCGAAACGCCTATGGCCTCAATCATAAGTTAATCACTGAGGCAACGCGATTCGATACGGTGCGCATCATTGATGAATTTGCAACGTGGAATATACCACGCGAATACATCGTTGAGCACGGGCAGCCGTTGCTTTTTACCAAGTACTGCCATGAGCTTCAGATATTCATAACGCTCGATCAGATTGAGCAATTCAAGGAACTCAAAGAACATAAAGAAGTAAAGGAAGTAAAGCAATGACACGCGAGCAATACATTAAGCACCCAGCAACGAGCGCAAGCCGTATCAAACGCTTCTACACGGGCGATATAAGCTACGCACAAGCCGCGCTCGATGCCGGTGCATCGTTCCACTTTGAGCTTCTCGAGCAACCGTTCATACAGATGCCCGAACCTGTGCGCAATGTTTACACGGCCATTAATCAATTACCGATGCTTGCACGGTTGTTCAACGAATCAGAACACGAATACATAAAGCTCGGAAGCGTTGAGGTCGATGGCACCCAACGCGAGGCCAAGGGCATGATGGACTTATGCTGGATAAACGAGGGCATCATTGCCGATATTAAAACCACCAGTGCGCCAACGATTCAGGCGTTTGCCGAGGACATGATACGGCACCTTAACCACGTTCAGGCGGTATGGTATTCGATGCTTATGGGCTTCGACCCTGCGAATTTTTACTACATCGGCATACCGCCAAAGGTGAAGCAGTCGGGTAGGTTTAGCGACTTGTATCTTTATCGGCATAATGCGCTCGAAATTGACAACGCGAAGCAGTTAATCTCTAAATACTTTGAGCATGAGCACAGCAATTGATTTAGGCAATTTAAGCGAGTTTACAGGCCACAATTATAAGAACGTGGCATCATACCTCATGGCGTGTGGATTCGATTACTACGAGGGCAATTATAAGTATCGTAAATTCTACAACGATTACGAGCATAACCGCTGCATAGTGATTGACCTATACGATGACATCGAACGCGCTGGAAAGGTTGAGATTGTTACACTATTGCCAAAGGTGTATAAGCGATGACACACGGAAGCTTATTCAGCGGCATCGGTGGCTTCGATTTAGCCGCAGAGTGGATGGGATGGGAAAACATATTTCACTGCGAGTGGAACGCCTTCGCGCAAAGAGTATTAAAACATTATTGGCCAAATGCAATATCTTATGAAGACATCACAAAGACAGATTTCACTATTCATCGAGGACGAATTGACATCCTCACTGGGGGATTCCCATGCCAGCCCTATTCAATGGCAGGCAAGCGACTTGGAAAAGACGATGAGCGACACCTCTGGCCGGAAATGCTTAGAGCGATTCGAGAAATTCAGCCGCGTTGGGTTGTGGGCGAAAACGTTCTCGGGCTTGTTAATTGGTCAGGAGGGTTGGTCTTCCACGAGGTGCAGGCTGACCTGGAAGCTGAAGGGTACGAAGTACAACCGTATGTACTTCCAGCTTGTGCCGTCAACGCACCGCACCGAAGAGACCGAGTTTGGTTTGTTGCCTACACCAACAGCAATTCAAAGGGAACATCCGGAGAGAGTAGAAGCATTGAAAGAAACTGGAGCAACATCAATGTTCAGCCGAGCGAATGGGGAAGCCAGACCAAACTCAATATTAGACCATCTGCAATTTCACGGCATGCTCCCGACCCCAACGGCAATGGACTCAACCAATGCAACGGCAACGATGAAGAGCAGCCAAGTCAAGGATGGCTCGATGCACAGCGTGACCCTTTGCCGGGCAATGGCGATGGGGATGTTGCCGACACCGAACAGCAGGGATTTCAAGGATGCCCAAACTCCGGAGAAATATCAAGCGCGAAAAGAAAAATGGGCAGAAAAGGGAATCAATCTACAATTGAGCCTGCCACAATTGGTAAAGAATCAAATGCTGCCGACACCAACAACAAGGGATTGCAAAAGCGGTCAATCACCAAATGGAATGACAAGAAAGGACGGCAAAAGCAGGGCAGACCAATTGAACAATCTGCCGGTGATGCTTGGAAAACACACGCAACAGACTGGGGAGACTTCCCAACAACTGAACCCACAGTTCGTACTCGAAATGATGGGCTTTCCGCCCGATTGGACTCTATTACCTTTTCTAAATGGCGAAACGAGTCAATCAAAGCCGGAGGCAATGCAATAGTGCCTCAAGTGGTTTACCAAATTTTAAAAGCAATAGAGCAATATGAAAGCCAAACGCAACGCCCATAAAGAAACCGACATCTACTTTGCCATATCAAAGTTTATGAAGCTCAAATACCCGAATGTAATATGGCGGTTTGACTTCAGCGCAGGGGTTAAGATGAGCATCGGGCAAGCAAAATCGCACAAGGGGCTCAACCCACATCGAGGCTACCCTGACCTGTTCATCTGCCAACCATCGAACGGTTATGCCGGGCTATACATCGAGATTAAGAAAGACGGCGAACGCATCCAACGGCTCGATGGAACGCTGTACGCCGATCAGCATCTCGAAGAGCAACACGCAATGCTGAATCGACTCAATGCCGTTGGCTATCTTGCTGTGTTCGGCATAGGCTTTAACGAGTGCATTGACATAATTGATGAATACTTACGATGAACTAAAACACCATGAAAACAATTTACATCCTATGCGCCGCAGCCGCGCTAACATTTACCAGCTGCGAGCGATGCTTTGAATGTCGAATCATACAGAGCAGCACCAATCAATACGGACAGATGCAATCGCAGCCGCCCATAATCATTGAGCAGTGCGGCATGACTCGGCGCGAGAATAAGCAGTACGTTGAGCAAATGACAACCAGCACAACGGTAATCATTAACAATAAAAAATACACTACTGATACGCGGGTATCTTGTAAGGAAGTCAGATAAAATTTGTATATTTGAGCGTTTGGAAGTCGAACCCCGAACGAATGTAAAACATTTGAAGCCCTTTGGGGGCTGCGAGGCAAGGGTAAAACCGAGCCGGTTCGACCGCAGCCATCAAAGGGCGTTTTTTTTATGAGAAAATCATTTATACTATACAGCGACACCTACGACACTCTTCAGCACCTAAGCGATGAACAGCTCGGTAAATTAATGCGAATGATATTTGAATATCAAACCAGCGGAAAAACACCCGAAATAAACAACCCTTTATTTATTGCATTTGGCTTCATTAAATCGAGCTTGGATAGGGATGGGGTAAAGTATGAGCAACGAGCTGAAAGGTCGCGAGAAAATGGTGCTAAAGGTGGAAGGCCAACTAAAAACCAAGTAGGTAAAAAAGAAACCCAAAAAACCCAGCAGGTTATTTCAAAACCCAAAAAACCTGATAGTGATAGTGTAAGTGATAGTGATAGTATAAATGCAAATAAAATTTATAAGAATATTGATGAAATAAAAAAGGAGCATTTTGCTGATGAAAAAATAAACAGCTTATTTATCCAATTTTTATCCGAACGTATCGCACGTAAGAAATACCCAACTGATAACTCGATTGAATTGCTAATTAAAAAAATGCGTAAAATTTATAAAACCAAAGAGGAAGTAATTGAAGGGCTCGAGGAAGCAATCGCCAACGGATGGAGCGGTTTATTTGAAATTAAACGCAACAACACTAAACAACCACCACCAACAAAGACACGCGCCTCGATGGGCGTTAAGATGGAATAAAATATTTTAATTTATTTTCGATTAAGTGTAGCGAATTCAAAATAAGGTTTTATATTTGTGCTGTTAAACATTCAAACACTTACACAATGACAACTGAACAATTCACACAAATCGCAACAGAAAGAATTAGCGTAATACCTACTAACGAGCTAATGAGCGAAATTAAAAAATTAACCTCAGACCATTCAGATGCAGCTAATATGGTTTGGGATGTAGCAATGAATATTTTAATGGAACGTATTTCAGAAACCGAGTATATTGATTTTTGTAATAGCCTATAAATAAAACAGGGCGGCTAACAACCGCCCCAACTTTACCGCATGACCTCAATCCCAAAAATCGAACAAGCCCTAATGTTTCTTTGCCTTAATGGCGATGATAACTACCGAGAAATCGCGCCGCAGCTTATCGAAGACTATTTCTCCGATGATACCGCGCTTAAAACATTTAAGCTCATTAATGCGATTATGAAGGACGGAAAGCAGCCGACATTTGTTACCTTCGGGCAATACGCGACAAAGAACAAAGCACTAACACCGCAACAGATTGCAGCGGTCACACAGTGGGGCAATGAGCTGAGTTACTCCGAACCCATAAACCAATACATCGCAATCCTCAAAGATGAACACATCAAACGCAATATAAACACCATACTAACCGAGCAAGCACTTGGGCTCGGAAAGGAATCGAGCGGAAGCGAAACAGCCGTAAACATCATTAAACGGCTTAACACACTGATCGAGAATGGCAGCCCTACCGATAACATCATTACAACGCCACAGCTAACAAGCGAAGAGCGGCAGGCATATTACCGCCGCGCCGCGTTGCATCAAAGCGGCAAAACAAGCGGATTGAATACCGGCATCGCAGCACTTAACCGATTTACTGGTGGCTTCCATCCCGAGCTTATAATCATTGCAGGCCGCCCATCGATGGGTAAGACCGCCATCGCACTATACCACGCCTGCCAGTTCAATGAGCCGGGCATATACTTCAACCTCGAGATGAATCAAAGCCAGCTATGCCAGCGGCTCATACTACAACACGCAAATGATTCAATAAACAGCGCACGCCTACGTGATGGCAACCTATCGCAGCCCGAGCTACACGCATTTGAAACCACGATCGGGTTAGTTGAGAAGCTACCCATCACAATCTACGATAAGCCGCGATGTGGGGTGCATGAGGCGATACGCATAATGCGGCGCGAGGCACGTAAGAACAATTGCAAGTGGGCAATCATTGACTATCTTCAATTAATGACAATCGAGGGATTCAGAGGCGGTAATCGCGAGGCTGAAGTAGCCGAAATAAGCCGCACATTAAAAGCCGCTCAAAAGGAGCTTAACATACCAATTATCGCACTCGCGCAATTGAGTAGACAAGTTGAGCAACGCGCCGATAAAAGACCTATACTTTCAGACCTACGCGAATCGGGTAGCATTGAACAGGATGCCGATACGGTTATGTTTGTTTATCGACCTGAATACTACGGATTGATGGATGAAGCTGGCAACCCTTACAGCTCCGATGTGTTTTACTTATTCGAGAAGCACCGGCAAGGCTCAACTGGTGAGGTGCGCTTCAAACATAACACCACGCTCACGAGCTTTCACGATACAGGCTCGAGTGGTGGCAGCTCTTATTTGCCGATGCCTGAAGCCGAGCCGAGCTTAAACGGTAGCCCAAAGGCAATGCAGCCGAATGAAACTTTTGATTTTAATCCTTTCTAATTTAAGATAATATGAATATGATAGAATACTTGCTTGATAAATATAAACGAGAAAGGCATTATCAAGAAATGTATAATGAAATTGTAAATCTTTTGTCAGACAAAAATGTTATGCTTAAATGCAATATTGTAGATTATACTTCAGGGCGAAAAGTTATTGCAGAAAAAGGCAAAACATACTACATGGATAAAGTCCAAATGAGAAAAAGCGGAGAAAAGATTTATTTTTCATTTGAGCTTAATGGTGAACAAATAGAACTTACTGAAGATTATTTAAGCGATTATCAATTTTGCGAAAAAATAAAATCAGAATATATTCCTGCATGAACGTAGAAGAGCAATTAATCGAGCGCATGAATAACTACGAACCGAGCGAGGCAACGCTAACCGATGGATGCGTAACATACCACAGCACCACGCGAACGCATCGAAGCTACGCAGAGCATTTGAAACACGCGCCTGATGGCTCATTCGTGCGCAAGGTGTACCTTAAACGCTGTTATGAGTGGCTTATGCTTCTGAAAAAAAACGGCATCGAAATGCATCACACAATCAAATAAATACTTATCTTTGCAAACATCAATGGAAAGTGAAAACATAAAGACAGGGCGAGGTGGCTACCGCGAGGGAGCTGGGGCGAAGCCGCTATATGGCGAGCCAACGGTTAACATTACATTCCGCGTTCCTGAATCGCATAAGTCAACAATTCGCCGCATGGTTTATGATTACATGGATACGCTCAAGACTAACCGCAAGCATGAACCAGAGTATGGATGCTAAGCTCTTAACCATACCTTGCGCGATTGAATCGGTAGCCACGCGCCGCGATAAGACGATAAAGGTAACAATCGGAACGCAGGAGCTAACGCCCGAGCAAACGAGCGCACTGTTCAACCAGTGGATGGGTGGTGTAGGTGTGATGGCATTCAAAGGTGAGCAGTTCAATTACAACGATGAACAGCTGCTCAACAACCTGAAGCTTGATGCAGCCGAGCTTGGAAGCAAGACACCGAGCCAGCGGCTACGCTCAACGCTTTACGTGCTATTCGAGCACGCTCCCGAAGGGCATAAGGACTTCAACAGCTTTTACGCGGCAATGATGGAGAAGTTCATCGAAATGGTTAAAAAACGCATAGACACCTACAACCTATGACAACACGATTACGATCAGGCGTACTCACTCCTTCATCGGTAAACGGCCAACCGTACTACTTCGGTTATCTGATACATCCGAGCATGGAGTATGAGGTAGCCATTGCAATCACAAAGGGGCAGCTTAAATCATTTGCGCAAACGAACAAGCTCATATTACCAACCGATGAACCCGAGTATAAGTTTGGCACCCTATTAAGCATCGAAGACCGCGACCGAAACAACGCCTATACGTGCAAGGTGTTCGCCGATGGTAAGCTGCATAACCTCGTTATCTATCCACGGCAATACAACGAGATAGTAATTACCGGGCATCAGGTAAACGCCGAACAGCAAGGTCGATTCATTAACGAATTAATCACAGCATAATGCCACTATTCCAAGGCGATAGCCAAACCATCATCAGCATGAACATCCGCAAGCTAATCAGCGAGGGATATTCACCCGAACAAGCGGCTGCCATTGCCTATGCAGAGGCAGAGAAGTACCGCTCAAAGCGCAGAAGATGAAAGCAGAATTGATAAACATATCCGAGCTAACGGTAAACCCGAACAATCCGCGCATCATTAAGGATGAGAAGTTCGATAAGCTCGTTCAATCGATTAAGGAGTTCCCCGAGATGCTAAAGTACCGCCCGATAGTGGTGGACGAAAACAACGTGATTTTAGGCGGTAATATGCGTTTTAAGGCATGCAAAGCAGCAAAGCTAAAGCAAGTGCACGTTATAAAGGCAAGCGAGCTCACAGAGGCTCAAAAGCGCGAATTTATAATTAAAGACAATGTAAGCGGCGGCGAATGGGATTGGGCGATGCTTCAAACCGAATGGGATACTGAGCAGCTCGATGCGTGGGGCTTGGATGTGCCCGACTTCGAACCCGAGCAGAACCTCGAAGCAGTTGAAGACGATTACGAGATACCCGATGAAATACAAACCGACATCGTGCTGGGCGACCTGTTCGAGATAGGTGAGCATCGGTTGCTTTGTGGGGATAGTACGGATAGCGATGCGGTTGCGAAGTTGATGGATGGGCAAAAGGCGGATATGGTGTTTACTGACCCGCCGTATGGGATAGGATATGAAAGTAAAGGAAGAAAAATACAAAACGATGAAAGAAGGGATGATTTTGAGGAGTTTCTATTAAATGTATTTACCACAATGGATTTATTCATTAAAGAAGGATGCCCAATATATGCTGCAAGTCCAATTGGCTTAGAACAATCAAAATATGTAAATGCATGGCTTTGGAAGTATCAATCAGCCATTGTTTGGAAAAAACCATCATTAAATTTATCAAGATTTGATTATCATCCAATTCACGAGATAATACATTATGGATGGAAAGAGGGAGCAGCCCATAAATGGTACGGTGATAGAAAGCAAACTTCAGTATTTGAATTTGAAAAAACTAAAAATAATAAAGAACATCCTACAATGAAGCCGATAGGTTTGGTAGAATATTTTATGAATAATTCTTCAGTAAAAAAAGATATTATTATTGATGTTTTTCTTGGGAGCGGTTCTACTATGGTAGCAGCCCACCAACTTAAACGCAAATGCTACGGCATGGAACTTGACCCGAAGTATTGCCAAGTTATAATTGACCGCATGATAAAGCTCGACCCTACGCTTAGAATCAAGCGCAATGGGCAGCCGTATAAAACAGACGAAATACAGACGTATGGCATTTCCGCATGATGGGAGAAAGATGAAGAAGGGTGAAACACTAAACCCGAACGGACGGCCTCGCAAGCTGCCCGAGCTTCATGTATTGCTCGCTGATGTATTGGGCGAAGAGAAGGACGGCATGACAGCAGCCGAAGCGATACTCAAAGCGATACGCGCCCGAGCTGCGAAGGGCGATACACGCGCAGCCGAGCTGTTGCTCGACAGGGCATACGGCAAGCCGAAGCAGACAAACGAGACAACGCTCAAGACAACCGAGCCGTTGGTAATTATCAAAACGAAGGAGCCCGATGCTTAAAGCGATTGGCATCGGTGTGATTGCAACGCTGTTCATCGTTGCCTTAGCGTATGTGATTGTGCTTGTTATTCGGAACATGATCGACTGCCTACCCGACCCGAATGATGAAGAGGATTAATGAACTACGAATTATTTGAAAGGCAGTCCATAGCACTCGAGGCAGTTGAGTCTGGGCAGTACCGTGTGATAGTGTTCGGGGGCAGTATACGTGGTGGCAAAACCACTTGGCTGCTAATCACACTTGTTTACCTTGCGCTGCAATATCCGCGCAGCCGTTGGGTGATTATTCGCCGCAGCCTGCCCGACCTGAAGCGCACCACCTTTCCATCGTTCATCTCGATACTTGACGATGGCGTGAACCAATACGTTGAAAGCTGGAATAGAGACACACAAGTGGTGACATTCATCAATGGCAGTGAGCTTATCTTCATGGCCGAGAGCTTTGACGATGACAAAGACCTCAACCGCTTCAAGGGGCTCGAGGTTAACGGTGCGGGCTTGGATGAAGTGAACGAGCTGCAAGATTTGACATTCTACAAGGTTCAGGAACGCATTGGCTCATGGAACAAGGCAATAGGTCAGCCGCCGATTGTGTGCTTGGCAACGTGCAACCCGGCGAACAATTGGGTGAAAGATTTAATTTACAACCCATACCGCGAAGGTCGATTGCCCGAGCGGTGGACATTCATTCCGAGCAAGATTACCGATAACCCGCACATCCCTGCTGAATACCTCGAGAGCCTGAAGGAGCTGCCACCAGTTCAGTATGCCCGATTCGTGGAAGGCGATTGGGATGTGATGGACGATGTAGCCAACCCATTCCTCTACGAGTGGGATGATGAGAAGCACATCGATGACAGCGTGCAGCTCAACAGGAACATGCCAGTGCACATCAGCGTTGACTTCAACATCAATCCGCTGTGCGCTTTGGTGATTCAGCACGTTGGCAGGGGCGCAGTGGTAGTGGATGAGATAAGGATTGAGAAGGGCAGCGTGGATGCGTTCTGCGATGCGGTGCTTGCGTTGGGCGTGCCTATCGGGCTGATCAGGATTACAGGCGATGCGATGGGTAAGGGTGGCACGGTTCAACAGCGTGACAACTCCAGCGCGTACACAATGATTAAGCGCAGGCTCGGCATGAGCGATAGCCAGTTTCTCATTCCAGCCAACCCAACGCACTACAACAGCCGTATCGATTGCAACGCAGCACTGCGCAAACTCGACATCCGAGTGAACTCCAAGCGTTGCAAGGGATTTGTCTTCGATGCGAAGCAAGTGCAGTGCGATGCGAATGGGTCAATCATAAAGGCCAACCGAAAAAACATTGCCGAGCGTGCTGACTTCTTGGATTGTTTTCGTTACTTTGTCAACGCAATCTTAAAGCGATACCTATGAGCGTATGTTCACCTTGCTTCGATTCAGGCATCAGCGTTGCGGCTTGCCATGCTGGCATTAGCTTCGGCATCGTTACGCCCGAGACCGAGTACACCGTCTTGATAACTCACAACGCCACCAAGCGCGTGCAGAGCTTCACCGCGACATCGGATATTGATGGCATCATCACAATCATTGGCGCGAAGGTGGATGCGCTGCAAGGCTACACCATCACGTTAAGCAGCTGCGATAAGTTCACCATCTGCGAGGTTGAGTATGACTGCATCGCATTCAGCGTGGTTAACATGGACACTGAAGAGCCCGAAACTATAAACCTACTTGAATGCGTGGAATGTTAAAGAAGTTAAAGAGCATCGCGCACGGCTGGGCGTTGTGGGCGTTTGATAGCAAGGAGAGCCGCGAGGTAATGAAGCCGCGCATGGAGATTTGCAAGACATGTCCCTACCGAATAAAGCTGACCGACACCTGCCGCGAATGCGGATGCTTCTTGCCTGCTAAGACTCGAGTGCCTGATGAAGAGTGCCCGCTGTTACGTTGGTAATATGATGAC